TCATTTCGTAGACTCCCTCGGCGATGATTCGTTGATCCGGTGACCCTGGGAAGTACAGCCGTTGAGTGAACTGCCCTGGCAGCTTTCGCATTTCGTCAGCCCAGTCGATCGTTTCGAGGTCCACCTCGTTGTAGAACGTGCTGAACCACGGGGTGGGGTCGAAGGGATCGTCTGGCACGTGACTCCAGTCAAGCGCGGGCCAACACTTGAGCACCCCGTCCCAATCGCTCATCGCGGCCACTTCACCGCCTCCAGTCCGGTGTAGTGACGTTCCTTGACCAGGAACGGCATTCGCACGCTGCGGTCGAGTTTCATGGTTCCCATGAGCGCGAGAATGATTGCGTCGGCGATGTCGTGGTTGCGGATCGGGACGCCGGGGTACCAGGCGCACACGGCGGGCAGGATGGTCTTCTTGTCGGCGTTGCCGTTGCCTACCGCCCACTGTGGGCGGGTTTTGGGGTTGATGATCGCGACGGGCATCTTGCGCCGGCGCAGCGCCGGGTAAAGGTGGTGCCACAGGCCGGCGCGGTCGAAGTAGTGGCCGCTGACTTTCCCGCCGGGTATCTCGCCTTCCATGGCCACCAGATCGGGGTTTGGGGCGTGGTGGTCGATCCACGTCAGGATGGCCTTCTTGACAGCCAGGATGCGTAGGGAGCGGTCTTCGTAGCTTGCGCCTTTGTGGCATCCCCAGCCGATCGAGTGCATTGCCGTGGGTCGTCCGTCGGTGAGCACGGCGAGTCCGGTGCTGACGAGGCTCGGGTCGATGCCAATGACTGTGGTCACTTCTGGTACCTCGGGTATTCGGTGAATGGGGCATTTTCGAGAACTGTCGCGAGGTTGCGCAAGGCGGTGGCCGCGCTGGGGGCACCGCGCCCTTGCTCGTAGTCTGCGGCGTCCCCAACGAAGAGTCGCGCGAGCCTGAGTCCGAGGTCGATCCCATCCTCGAATGCCTTCTGTAAATCGCTCACCGCGCACCCACCTTGGCGCCGCGGTTCCAGCACGGCGCGATTGCGTCGGTGCCGTGTGGTGTCTTGCACCAGCCGTTTGGCTCCGCCCCGCAGTTCTGGCACGGGTAGTCGATCTTGTCGGCGTACGCGGCGATGACGGGGCCGCGCGAGGCGCTCGGGCGTGGGCGGCGGGGCCGGTACGGGCGCGGATGCTCGCTCATTCTGTGGCCTGCATTTCCTCGGGGGTGACGTAGCGCCATGGTCCGTAGGTGATCGTGCGCGTGACGATCAGGGCGCCTTCGCGGTAGTTGGAAACTTCCTCGATCGCGCTCGCGAGTTCGTCGGTGTGGAACCGCGCGCAGTCGCCGGGGCTCGGCTCGATGCCGTACTCGACCTCGGTGGTGGGCATCCCCCGATCGCCGCCGATACACCAGCCCCAATCGGCAGGCCATCGGGCGTACAGGTTCTCGTGGTAGCCCGCGTGTCCGACCGGCAGGCTGCATTCGCCGTCGGGATGGGTGCTGCCGCAGTAGTCGGCGTCGAATGCGATGTCGAGGTCACTCATCGCCGACCGCCTTTTCGAGTGCGGCTCGGGCGAGTGCGGACCCCTTGGCTGCTGTTTGGCCACGGTCGATGTGATCGCAGACGTGGGTGCCGCGATATCCGTCGTCGTCGCAGAGCTCGCAGACTGCGATGGCGGCGAGCTTGGCCTCGTGCACGACCTGTTGCTCGGCTTCGCGTTGTGCCCGTTGCTGTTCGCTCATCGCCCAGTCCCATTGCGTGCGTCGTTCCCGGGCGTCGCGGCAGGCGTGGCACGGCTCGCTGGTCCCGCCAGGGTGTCTCGGGCAGTGAGGGGGTGGGGGGTTGACAGTGTCGGGTTCGGCGCCCTGGTGACCTTCCGTACTTACGTAACCCCTACTAGGTGCAGGCTGTAGGGAATTAGGTTGTATGTGCAGGTGCAGGGAATCGGCTTGGGTTTCCGATTGGGTTTCTTTACTGGGGTCTTGATTACCGTTCCGGTTGGCTATGCCGTTCCCGTTTTGATTGGTAGTCGGTACCTCTTGGGGATCGGTATTCGGATTACCGAACGTGTCCACATATGGAACCTGATCCGAGGTCTTGGCGGTCAGTAATATCTCCACCGATTCGCGGCTGATCGCGTGAGTCCACGATGAGTAATCCGGGTGCTCCGACTTGTCCCGGTGGACCTCTGAGGCGATCACAGCCTTTAGCTGACGCGAGGACACACCGAGGTACGCGTCGGCCACGGCCACGGCCATCTTGGGGTTGCGTAGCAGCTCTTCGGAACGAATGTACGCCCGCACCAACACTTCCTCGGTGTCCTCGTCGAAGAGGGCGAATCGTTCGCGTTCCAGCTCGGCGGCGGCTGCTTCGATGTAGTCGACCGTGAGGCCGGCGGCCTTGTTGATGAGTCGCTTCGGCCGCCAGTCGGTGACACCGCAGTGCGAGAGCTTGGGGTCCGGGATCAGGATCCGGAAGTACAGCCACTGCGCTGCGGGCGTGAGTTCCTCGACGTGACCGTCTCCGGCGATGCTGATCCGGATGCGCGCATATTCCCGAGCCATGTTCGTCTATCCCTCTTTTGTCGTTGTCTGGTTGGCGATCGCATTCAGCACCTTGCGCACCAACACCCACGGGCCGTCGCCGTATCGGTGCTGAACGGTGGTGGTGTGCCAAGTTCCGTCACACTTGGTCTGTGCGACATAGGTGTTCACTTCGTCGGGATGTGGTCGGCCCGGCGCGGTGCGCTGAATCGTCATGCCCTCGCGGATCGATTGGCCGTTGACGTGCAGTGAGAAATGAAGCGTCATCGGGCCACCGCCTCGGGGTACTGGTCCCACGTGCGCCCGTCTAGCTCGCGCCCCGCGCGCTTCTTGCCGACGCGCCACATTCCAGTCTTGTGAACCATGTCCGGGAACTCGCTCGGGCCCTCAATCCACACGTCGGGGTCGCGGCCCTCTAGCGGGAAGTGCGGGACATACTCGCCCCATTGCTTGAACAGGAACGGCACGCCAGCGGCTACGCATTGGTCGCGCAGTGAGCGCGCCCAGTCTGGGTGCATTGGCCTTGCGCCGGGGCCTGATTCGCCGCCGACGATCACCCAGTCGATGAATCCAACGCCGTGGGCCTTACCGATACGACGACCGATCGCGTTGTTCTCGGGCGACGGGGTCCGCATGACGGGGTGAAGCCAGTGTGACGGGAGATTAATCGCCCCGAGTAGCGGCTCGGCGCTGACGAACCGCGCAGCGGCCGGGGTATCGAGCAGTGCCGCGATACGGAGGTCGGCACGTTTCTGATCCTCGGCGCTCACGCCCAGCCAGACGTTGGCTAGTGGCCAACCGGACCACGGCCAGTCCTCCATCGACGGGCGCCCCTTCGGCATCTCCAGCTGTCCCCATGCGTCGTAGACCTGCTGTTGAAACTCGCCGTCTCGCAACAGTGCCCGCATCCGCCCGTGGCGCTTAGTGAGCAGCTGAAACGTGTGTCGTGGCGCGAGGGCCATGACGGCGAACACGCGGGCTATGTACTCGTCAGGCACCTTGTCGTGGAACAGGTCTGACATCGAGTTGACGAACACCTTGCGCGGTTTGGTCCAGCGCAGGGGCAAGTCGAGCTTGTCCGGTCGCAGCTGCACATCGAACCCGCTCTCGAAGTAGTGGCCCTCGGTTCCGCGCCAGCGCTCGGCGAACGTTTCGGCGTAGCAGCGATCGCAGCCGGGAGACACCTTGTCGCAGCCGGTTACGGGATTCCATGTGGCATCGGTCCATTCGATGCCGGTCTTGTCGCCCATCACTCACCCCTTCTGAATTTCGTGTGGCACTTCTCGCACCGGGGCCGACCGGCGCTGTGCGGCTCGGCCAGGCAGTCGACGCACAACCCGGCGCGGTAGGCCGCTGAGCTTTCAGGGGTGCGGCTCATGCGCCCTCCTCCAAGCCGAATAGCCCTTGTTGCAAAGGCTTACGCAGCCGCGAGACGATCAGCGGCAAGTACTCAGCCTCACGCTCAATTGCGATGCACCGCCGGTCCTCGAGGGCACATGCCTCGGCGGTCGTGCCAGACCCGGCGAACGGTTCCAGCACCACCGCACCAACCGGGGTCACGAGCCGCACCAGCCACCGCATCAGGTCCAAAGGCTTGACCGTTGGGTGCTGCACACCATCGGCGTTGGGCCGCTCAGACGTTGGCGCCTTGGCCTCGTAATGGAACACCGGAAAGAACCGCGAGGCGCCGCCCTCGTCGGCGTACTCGGCACCGGTTGCGGTCATACCCCAGCCCGCGCCGGATGCCGCTCCTCGCGGCTTACCTACGCGGCTCGTGGACGTGCCGCTCTGCCGGTCGAGCGCTGCCGCCTGGCGTTCGTCAAGGGCGACGTTGGTTGGCCAGCGTCCCAGTTCCTCTGACTTGGCGACCGACGCGCGGCTTCGCTCGGCGTTCGCCGCCACCATGTCGGGGTCGTCCATCCAGGGCCGGTGCCAGCCGTCTTTCATCCGCTGGCCGCGCGTCGTTGAGCCGCCGCCGAGTTTGTCCCCAGTGGGTATCCGACAGGCATCGATGTTCAGCGCCCCGGTTCCGTGCTCCAGCACGTTCGCGGCCACAGTGCCCGCCAACGGTTTACGTGCGACCACGATGGGCTCGAATGACGGCTTGAGTGCGGTACCCCAGCCCCGCCATCGCTTGGCGGCGACGGTCGCCGGGGCCGTGAGAGGCAGCTCGCTATCGGTACCAAGCAGGCCGCTCATCGAACCCGACACCGCCGAGCCACCACCGTGCCGATGATGAGTGCCGACCACCTCACGCTCGGCACCCGCCGCCTTGTCGATAGCCTTGGACACGTCCAACGACTTCGGGAACCCCGAGCCGTACAGCCAGGCGATGCTGTCGCGGATCTCGAAACCCGCGTCCTCGATACCGGCCGCGAGCCGATGCCAGGTGCGCGAGCCACCGAACGCCAGCAGGTGACCGCCGGGCTTGAGGATGCGCAGGCACTCGGTGGCCCATGCCGTGCACCAGCGCTGGAAATTGAGCATTGCCGCCGGCGAGAGGTCATAGCGGCCGGCATCCATCGCTAAGCCTTCGCGCTGAGTCCTCTGCGGCGACCCATTGCGCCGCTCAGACCCGAACGCGCCCGGCTGGTCCCAGTCCTTGCCCATGAACGCGATTCCATAGGGCGGGTCGGTGATCACCGCGTCGACACTGTTGTCGGGGAACATCCGCGCTGAGCGGTAGCCGAGATTCCAGTCGTATCCGTAGTCGTCGGCGCGCAGCACGTCGAGGCAATCGCCGTGGTGCAGGGTGACCTGCTCGTCTTGGTAGTAGGGCGTGATCATGCGCCGACTCCGAACAGCTCCAGCTGCCCGACTGGCTCGTCCTCGGTGGTGAACCCGAGCGCGCGGTCGAGCAAGTCGTCGGTCCAGTCCTCACAGCGCCAGAACTCGGCCTTGGCGTCGGCTTCCTGCTGCTCGGTCGGTGGGCAAATGCGGTCGCCCATGTACGCGTACCCGCACGGTTCGCTCCCGCAGTGGCAGAATTGGTGGCGACGTAGGTTGTTGCGCTGCGCGGCGGCGGCGCACTCGCGCATCTCGGCGACAAGATCGGCCGGTAGGGAGCGCGCGTACTTGTTCAGCTGCGCGGCGGTCACGGTGACGACGGGGATGCCCCTCGATACGATCTTGCCGCGTCCGCACTCAAATCCCTTGAGGTGAGCCGGGTATCCATCGGCGGGCACGCGGGTGCCGCCGTAGCAGGACTGCATCAAACGGGTGACACCTGCGGGACCGATGAGGCAGTCGCGCATTTCCCACCCGCCGACCATCCGCAGCAGCCAGCGCTGATCTTCAGTCAGCATCAGCGTTCCTCTCTCGCGTCGTCTCGGTCGCCGCACATGCCGAGGTGTGCGTGTGGATGTCTGGGTGCCCGGTCCATCTCGGTCATGGCGTAGCGGGCAGCGCGGGCTTCATCGCGCTCGGCGGCGTAGATGTCGTTCACTGGAACCACTCCCGCATTGGCTGCCACGACTGGTCGACCAGCTCAGACCAGGGCTTGCCGAATAGGGTCACGGAGAGCAGGTCAAGCGCCTCAATGATTGCGATATTGACTGCCTCGCTGAGGATTACGGCGTGGGGGATGTTCTGCACCTGCCACCAGGTGACGGGCGGGTGCTCGCCGAGGGGGTAGTCATCGACCACCGCGACGGGAGCAGAATCGCCACGGTGGTCGATGACTGGTTGGGTGGGCATTTACTCGCCGTCGCCCTCGGTGCCGTCGGAGAATGCCGGACCGCCGGTGAATGCCACCACGGTGCTGTCGTCCTGGCTGTCTTCCTGGGCGCCCTGGTCTTCATCGTCGACGCCTTGCGGGTCGCCGTCGTCGTCGAACAGGGGCTCTTGGCCATCAACCTCGGGGATCTCGGCGCCGTTCTTGGACTTGGGCTTGGGCATCTGCTCACCGAGAGGCCAGGCCACGATGATTTTTGCTTGCCGCACAGGCACTTTCGGACTATCGGGGGTGTTCTGATCGAATCCGGCATGCTTGATGTACAGGCGCGCCGAGATGTCGATGTATTCGCCGGCCTCGGGCGGATCACTCAGGGTCATGAGCAGGGCTTGACCGAGCCGGATCTCGGTCGGGCCGGCAGCCACGCCGTCGTCAAACTTGTCGAGTTCGTTGGTGGACTTGAGATCGGCGGGCTTCTCGGTTACTTCGGCCATGATGCGACTCCTTCATCTGTTGCGGTGGTGGTGCTTTCGGATATTTGGGCACGCCGAGACTTCTCGTACTCCAAAACTTTGATGAGCATGCTTGCCTCGTCGCAGGTCAGCTCCTTGGACGATTTCAGTTCGCGCACAACCTCATCGCTCATCCACTTGAGCCGTGCAGCGCGATCGACGAGGCCGCATTCCTTGGACAGGATGTTGAGCTTGTACAGCTGCTTGTCGGTGATCATGCGCACCGCTGGCGCGCTCATTCGGCCGACTCCGGTGTGACGATTTCGGAGTTTTCCTCGTCGGGTTGCTGCCCGGCGTTCTCGAGGATTTCGACCGCCTTATCGGCCTCGGCGCTGGTCAGGTCTTTCAATCCGGCGACGCTGTGACCGATGGCTCGACCGATCCACGCGAGCGCGACGTCCTTGTCGTCGAGGCCGCATTCGAGCAGTAGCGCGTAGAGCCTCTTGGACTGGTCGGGGGTGATCGCATCGGTGGCAGCTGGCAGTGGGTCGACGATGAACGGTGCCCGTCTGCCCCGGGTCACGGTGAGCGCAACCGTCATCCGCTCGTCGATGTCGCTCATGTGCGAGATCCGGATGCCGCCGACCTCCTGGCCGCCGAACCTGATCGCGGGATCGCAGTACAGCGTCATGCGCCGACCTTGGTATTTCGATGCGTCAGGGCCCCATGCCGCGACCATCACGCGGCGCATCGACTTGCACGGCTTGAACGGGCGCCCATCCCCGAACTCGACAAGGGCGACTTTCACAGGCTGGTCGGCATCGCCTCGTGAAACACCCTTGATGGTCACCGTTTTCGGTCCGACGAGCAGATCCTCGGCATTCAGCTGGTCAGACTTCGGAACTATGGTCTCGCTGATGTCCATCTCAGATATCCATTTCGTCGTCGCCGTGCGCCCACTGGGGCAAGAAAATTGGAGTAACTTCGGGTGAGCGGCCCGGCCACTTCCCCTCCGCGCTGCAGCGCTGGTAGATGCCGATCGCCTCGCGCATCTGGCGCTTGCTCTCGGCCCTGTCGATGGGGTCCTGGTACTCGAATACCGACACCTCGTAGGGGGCTTCCTTCTCCTGCACCACGAACAGGAACCGCGGGTTGTCATGCAGCTTGAGCAGTTGCGCAACGTGCCGGTACCACGCTTCTTGAATGTGGTAGCCGAAGTCCGCTGCCTTGCGTGAGAACGCGTCCACTTCCGAGCTGACCGCGGTCTTGTAGTCGACGATGGTCAGCCGGTCGCCCGCTGGATTCAGCCAGTCGGGTCGTGCCTTTAGACGCACGCCAGTCTCGGGATCGGTGGCCACGAGGGATGTTTCGGCCTGACCGTCGGCAGCTGCGAATAGTGGCCCGGCGGTGGGATGTTCGCGCACCCTGTCGGCCATGGTCCGCGCTATCTGGTAGTCGTCCACATGCACAGGCACCCGGCCCTCGGCGCGCGCCTCGGCCTCGGCTTCCTTCCACGTGTCAGTGGCTCGGGGAGACTTCGCGACGGCGCCGCCCTTGAGGAGACCGTGAATGGCTGGCTCCAGCACGCACAGCTCAGCACCAGCACCCAGAAGTACGCGGTGTGCCATGCGGCCAAAGTCCCATTCGGGCTTGGTCTTCTGTGGATTGTCCATGCGCCACCGGAATGCGGCTGGTGTCGATGGCGGCAAAAGGAGTCGCGCACCAGAGCTAGACAGCGCTGATCGGTCAGCGTGGTACTCGATATCGGAGATGCCGGCGTAGACACCATCGCGAGTCAGTTCGGTCATGCTGCGATTGCCTCCCGTAATTCATGAATGTCTTTGATGATGTGCCGCAAAGTGATCCGGCTCGGCGCGACGATGGCGATCGTGAACGGCTGGTTGCTCCCGGGGCATTCATTGCTCGCGCCATCGAAGTGCGCGTAGATGTTGCCGTTCATGGTCTGCTGCGCCTCACGCCAGCAGACCGGGCAAAAGTTGGTGCTCACGCCTGCCCCCCAGTCGATTTGCGCCAGCGCTCGATCTCGTCGACGAACCCCGTGAATGGCGCATCGAGTGCGAACACTGGGGAGCAGACCCGCGCCTCTACGGTCGCCAGGTACTCGGTGATACCAAGCTCGGCGGCATGCTCGGCTAGATGGTCGATCATGCCGTCGCACTCGGCCCGATCAAGCCAGAACGCCAGCCGACCGTTCGAACCCATGAAAAGCGTGCCGTCCGGCTTGCGGATGAGGTACTGAATCTCGTAGCCCTCGGGGATGTTGATAGTCACCGGCCCAACACCTCCCGGCTCTTCCTGATCTGGTTGCGCAGGCGCGTAACCACCCCGCGCTGTGCGGCATTCGAGCGGCGCAGACTTTCGACGATCTCGTAGCGCTCGCGGTACTGGCGCTCACGCTCGGTCTTGTCGGGATGCTCCAGCGAGAGCACGACGTATCCGGCTGCGATTCCGGGCACATGCTTGAGCACGTGTGTCACGGTCCAGTGGCCGTGCTGGAATATGTCTGCGACCTTGAACCTGATCAGGTCGCCCTTTTGGTAGTCGCGATCATCGAGGCGGACCTCGTGCGTCTTGGTCCCGTCCCACAACAGCGCGTACCAATGGCTGTCGATCTTGAGGTAGTGAATCGTCATGGCTTGACCTCGGGATCGGCTTGCGCGGCCTGCTCGGAATAGCGCTGCGCCATCTGTCGCAGGTGGTTCGGGCTGACGAACAGTGCGCCTTGGTTATCGCCGTCCGGGTAGATCTCGGTGAGAATGGCCTGCAGATTGTCGGCGGTCTCGGCGATCATGTCAGCGAATGCCTTTGTCGGCTTTTGCATTACGCACCGCCCTTGAGTGCGGCGCTGTGCTCGTCGCGGTTGTCGCGGTCGGTGAAGAAGTCCATCAGCGCTAGTTCGATGCGGTCGGCGTCGTGCGCCAGGTCAAACCCGGCAGCCTCGGCGGTCGCGGTGAACTCATCCATGACGGAGCCCGCCCTGTCGATAGTCTTGTTGAGCTGTAACACATTCCGCGAGTCTGGGACGCGGCCCCGGAACCCGAAGAGCTTCGTGAGATTCACGCGGTCACCTCGATCTGCGTGAACACGCCGGTGATCGACGCGGCGTGCGAGTTGGGTGAGGCCAGCAGCATCGCGGCCAGCGCGGCGATAGCGGCCAGCGCGACGGTGATCTTGTCGTAGCTGCTCATCGGACACCGCCGACGCGCTGAGCAGGGACGGGGTTACGGTGAATCACGCCAGGGCTCCTATCCTGGTTGCAGTGGCCCCGACGGCGGGTGAACTTTGGCGAGCGAGCCCGCCGTCGGGGTCTTTCCTATTCAGTTGTGGCGGTGGCGTTCTGCGCGCACGCCGAGATGGCGGTCGCGAGTGTGTCCGCGCCGCCTATTCGTCTATGTAGTTCTTGCCGTCCTGCCCGCACGCCGCTCACGAGGCGACTACCTCGGCAAGCAGCGCGTCAATCTCGGAGAGTCGGTAACGGCGATGGTTGGTCGGCGTGCGCAACGACCCGATACGCCCGGACTTTTCCCAGCGCTTGAGGGTGTCGGTCGAAACGCCCAGCTTCGCCGCCGCCTCGCCGACGCTGAGCATCGGATCGTGGGCATTCGCAGCATGCTTGGTTTGCATGAGGCAGAGTCAAGCATTCTTGGTTATTGAATGTCAATGATGTAATTCGATGTGTCTTGGCTCTTAGTCCTGTTGCATGGGTTTACACGGGTATGCCACACTGTTTTCATGTCAGTGGACATGGACCATTACAACGTTCCCCAGTGGACCCTCGGTGATCGCCTGCGCAAGGCGCGTGCGGTCTCAGGCAAGGATCAGCGCGAATTCGCCGAGCTGCTCGGAGTAAAGCCAGGGTCACTCGCCGGCTGGGAGACTGATCGCACCCGGCCGCGTGATCTGGTCGCGGTCGCGAAGCGCATCGAGATGGCACTGCACATCCCCGCCGCGTGGGTGCTCGGGGTGGATAGCGGCCCCTTCGGGGGCCCCGGTGGCAGCGCACCCCGGCCGGGTCTCCCACTACCGGTGGACGACGCTTTCGGAGCTGCCCGGGGGAATCGAACCCCCGACCTATTCATTACGAGTGAATTGCTCTACCGACTGAGCTAGGGCAGCACGCCGGGCGAACCCAGCGACCGAGAGTCTACGGCACCCCTGCCACGACGCCCAATCTCATTCCG